CACACTAGGTATGATACTGATGTTGTATTTACCAAATGTGTGTATATGGCGCGTCTGGACCTTACAGCTACCTATATATCTAGGCACGAACCGTTACACGTGCAAGGCCGTTCAGTACTCCTACGGATTTCAAGAATACAGTATGGACCTGATCTGTTCCCGTATGGTCCAGTTAACAGACAGGAAGTCTTACAATATGTATTACATGTGACAAGGAGGTCTAGTCAGAATGTGCCGTTAACACGCCTTGCCACGCTACAGACCTGGTTCGATGGATCTGCTGAACCCCCCGTATGTAAGGTATCTAGTAGGCACCTCAGGCACATAACCATTAAAGAACTACGAAAGATAGGGTTAGACGTGTTCAGAAGGGATGTTCCGTTTGTACTTCCTTTACTTGAGAGTCTAGCCAAGCTTGACCTACATGAAAGCTTTCTAGCTGGGTTGCTTGTATGGGCTAAGGCACTACCTATGCAGCACAGGGGAATCATTAAAGACTCACTAATCTGGCAGTGGCGTTATAAGTCAGTGGCTGACTTTTTCTCCCAAGTAAAGAACCAGTTCTCAGGCAGGCTGAAAGCTGTGCAAAACCTCGTTGACTTAGATCTCACACCATTCTTTGAGCTAGAAGTATTAGTCAACAGAGGTTTAGGTGAAGTTGACTGGAACTCTGAAGTTAAGAATAGGACTGATCCAAATACAGTAACTTTCACGAGAGAAATGATATTTGAAAGAGCACTGAGGTTATTTAAGCGCGTAAAAGTGAGTGGAGGCACCCCAACTAGAAGTACATGGATAAATCATTGGGCTATGCGTTGGCAATGGTCACCCACCGGTGCTTATCATTCACAATACCCTGAAGATGATGAGTTCAAAGCTAAAGATGTAGGGCTACGTAACAAGATTTATGCGCTAAGTAGAATGCCTACTTACAATATAGAACACTTCTTGAGTAGACCACCATCTATGGAAGCATGGTCAAGTACGAAGTATGAATGGGGTAAGCAACGAG